AGAGCAAAGTAGCCACGACTTACCGATACCAGCGGGTGCAACAATGATACCAAGTTCGCCAGGCCCAAGACCGCCATCCATAAGACTGTCAATAACTTCCCAGCCAGTGGAGATTGTCTTGCGGCACATTTCACTCATACGTCCAGCAACTTCTTTATGATAGTTGTGACCTAAATTACGTTCCATACCAGCCTTCATTGCTTTATCAACAAGACCTTTAATCTTGTCATAGTCACCGGATTTCAAATGATCAACAGACTCAATGATTGCGTTCTTCAACTTTTGATTCTTACAAAACTCAAGGAACTGTTCGCGCACAAACTGCAAGTCCTTTTCTGAAATCTTTTGATACACCATCTTTAATTGTTCAACGATAGAAGACTTATACTCTTCATTTTCAATTGTATCAATACGAATCTTGAATACTTGCAATGTTGGCAAGTCCTTGTATTGCATATGATACTGAATAATCTCTTTAAGAATCCACTTATGAGATTCATTCTCAAATGCCTCAACATCAATGATGTCTACGATGCGTTCCAAAAATACGCGATCTGTTAAAATGCTGGCGATAATTTTTGCTTGGAACTCTAGTCCAAATTTGTGTAGGTTGTCGATGATTACAGGTGCCATAAATATATTATTAGTTTATATACGATATTTCGTATTTGTCAAAAAGTCAAACTTTATTTAACTTTTAAAATTAAGAAGCTGCAAACACCGAGAGCGGTTGAAAGACTTCCTGCAACGATAGATGATAATTCGGATTAGCCGAATGCATACCATGTGCTGTTAATTTTTGTATAAACTGAAATTTATTGAAATCGTAAGTTCGTTCTATATTGTCCGAAATTTGCAGTTGTAAAGATGGCGAAAAACTTGGCGACTTTAATTGCATTAGTTGATAATTTCTGCGAATAATTTCAGAACTATCTACAATAGAAGAGAATATCTTCTTTTCGTTAAGTCTGTCTTTTGACAGTTCTAAAATCCTATCAACGGACATTTCTGTGCTCTCCGTAAGCATAGGAAATGCTTTTAGTGCCGTCTTTAGTCCAACACCAGCTACGCCATCAATATTATCAGAATCATCACCATCAAGTATTCTGTAATAGATAAAGTTGGTAGGATGTATGCCATATTCATTGATAATGTCTTGAACACCATATACCTTCTTCTTGATTGGACTCCAAATAGATACTCTATCATCTACCAGTTGCAAGAAATCTTTGTCAGCACTCATTATAGTGACTCTTGATTTTGGATATGCTTGTGTAGCAATATATCCAATTACGTCGTCAGCTTCGATATAATCAATAGACATAACGCCAACAGGTAATGACCGCAAGAAATCAATCAACTTTACAATTTGTTGTATCATTTGCTCTTGCTCTGTTTGTGGGTCGCTCATTTCTTCATACGCACGATTTACTCGTACTTTCATACCACGACCTTCTTTATATGCAGGATATAACTTTTTACGGCGCTGGCTTCCGCCTTTACCGTCAAATACAATAATAACCCGTGTTGGTCTTAATAATTTTACAGCATATCCAAGTGTGGTCAAAAAACCACTTATGCCACCAACATGCTCTCCATTATCACTAAGTGTAGGAACTACGCTCCATACACGAATAAAGTTGTTGGTACCATCTACTACAAGAATATCATCATTCTTGTTTCTCTTTGTATTTACAGGCGCAGTTGCATGTTCAGACTTGATCTGAGAAAATATTGATGCAAACTTCTTTTTTGTTTCGTTTTCCATTTATTTTGTTTGTTCCATTATAGCATTAAAAAATCTTTGCATATTATGAAAATATATTAAACTACCTGCCCGTTTTATTCCATCGTCATTAATTGTATACATTTCGCTACCCATCAATTCGTTCCCCTTAAATTTTATTTCACAAAGCATAACTGTGCGAAATGTGCAATTATCATCTTTTGTAAATCGTACAAGCCGTGGTTCATTTGCTAGGTTTGTTTTGTCAGTGGTTAAGTATACGTTTTTACCATATCCCGTTTCATGGATGTTGATTTTCTTTTCACTGCACCATTTTTTAAACTCGTCCGGTTCAGCCGGTGTGAAATTGGATGTTATATATCTATTGTTTGTTGCCATAATATTTAAATGAGAACTATGTGGAGGTATTTCACTCCACACAGTTAGTTTTTTAATCTTCCATTCCGTCGCCGCCTTCGGCATATTCAACGTCCGCAGACATTTCAGAATTTGGATCTTTATACTTCATGATGAACTGTTCGCACATCTTGTTGTATAGATAATCCTTACATTCTGGACGAGAGGTTAGAAGTAGTGGCAAATCTTTCTTTTCAAATACGACTGTCTCGGCTTCTTTGCCTTGGACTTCCATAATGAATTGAAGACTCTTTGCTTTTTTATCTTCTTCCTTTTCGTCTTCTAGTTGCTTCTTTGTTTTCTTTTCAGTAGACTTGACTTTCTTAGCATTAGTAACAATGTCCCATTCGATCAATTTCTCAAGCCAGTTACCATAGTTATCAATACCACGATCAAAGAAAATATCAAACTCAACACTGCGCATAGGTGGACCCATACGATTTTTGATAATAGTGCATTTTGTTTTGATACCTACTGCTTGCTTGTCAGCATTTTTGATTTGACCAACCGACTTCAAACGAAGTCTTAGCGATGCGTGGAAAGCAATAGCCTTACCACCACTTGTTGTATATGGATCGCCAAGTCCAACAAATCCAACCTTCTGACGTAGTTGATTTGTAAACACTAAACAGATGCGTTGCTTTGAGATCAATCCTGTGATCATTCTCATTGCTTTACTGATAGCAATAGCTTTACCTGTTGCATATCCATCCGCGCCGTGGTCACTTGCCATTTCTTTCTTGGTAGAAGCTGCGGCAACCGAGTCAACGAGGATTGTAACCAAACGATTCTTATTAGCTTTGCGAACCATTGCGATCATTTCTTCGATTTTATCGAAAATATCTTCAACGGTATCTAACGCTAAATACATCATCTTGTTTGTATCCACGCCAATTGCAGTCAAGAAATCACGATCAACCGATGACTCGGTGTCAATGAAAACTGCCAATCCACCCTTGCGTTGAGTTTCTGCGAGCAAATGTGCTCCCATCAAACTTTTTCCAGAGGCTTCAAGACCTGTTAGTTCGGTGATACGACCAACTGGCAATCCAGCATTTTGACGATTGGCAATAGCCAAATCAACCAAACTATTTCCCGTAGAAACCCAGTCAATGATTTGAGAAGGATCATCTTCTGCATCCAAAAAGAATGCAACTTTACCATTTTTATTCAAAGACTCTGCGAGTGCTTCTGCCAACTCATCTCTGCCAGAATTACTTTCGTCTTTTCCTTTTGCTTTTTTCATAATGTATAATTGTTTAAAAGTTAAAAAGGGTGTACCATCGTGTACAACAGTACACCCTTTTTTAATTTATAGTTTACTACTTATTTCAACCTTATTGGTTGAACAAGTCATTAAACTCATCAGCGATTGCCTTTGTTGAGGCAGGAGCCTTGATAGCAGCTTTAGCGGTTGCGCTAACAACTGGCTTTGTGGCAGCTGGTTCTTCTACAACTTCTTCTGTTGGGATTGGAGCAGAATCACCGTCGGGATTACCTTCGGAAGCATTCAACCATGTATCCATAACAGCAGCAAGTTCTTCATAGGTCAACTCTGGAAAGAGTTCTGTGACGTTCTTTTGATTCTTGACTTTTTCTTTAACCGTTGCGTCATTGATGTCAAATGCCGCACTTTGGTTTGGCTTAACACGAATGGATGTTTCTGGAAAGTCTTTACCGCATTCTTCGGCGGTCTTAAACTCAACCGTAATGTCACGACCACTCTTTAGGTCTGTGATATCACCGTAGTCAGGATCGGCAATGATTCCCAAGATATCTTGGTAAACTTGCTTACCCATTCCCCAAAACTTAACACCTTCGCTCTCTTGACCACGAACGAGAATAGGAACATAAGTACGAAGCTTTGGTTCAAGCTTGCGACCTGTTTTCCATTCTTCTTTATCGCCACTCTTCTTGAGTTTGTTTGCAAACTCAACGATTGGGTCTGGACGACCGAATGAAGAAGGAGACAAGTAGGTTTTATTGTTCATGTTGTAGTGAAACAACAATTCAATAAACGGATTCTCGGGGTTATGAGCATAAGGAACGATGCGAATCACGCACTTTCCCGGTGTTGGCTTCCACAAACTTGTGGACTTCGTTGTAGTGGTCTTGAGGCTATCAAGACGCGATCTGATTTTTGCTAGGTCTAATGACATAATGATTTATTTGTTAATTGTTAATTTATTCTGATTGATACTGCCAACCAGATAAGTAGGCAATATGAATTAACAACGCTCATTCGTCAATCTATAAGAAGTAAAATACTTAATCTTTAACTGTTAAATAGGCAATTGTTAATTCAAATATAAGTATAAATCTACGAGGAGAATCCGTCGTTTTTTACTAATTATATCTTGAAAATTTTTAACAATTTTGTTGGAGTAATTTTCACTTTTCCATCTCGCGCTGTAATAAAACTGCTACGATATTGTTCCCAAGAAATTTGATACGACGTTGACATTACTCCATTATTTTCGGACTTAATCAACTCGTTTAGAGCGTTTATAGAGTATAATATGTTATACTCTTTTTTACGATGCACCGACATTGTTTGTGGATAAAACTCACCGCCGGTCTTGGTAGCATTAAATGTAAGAAAAATATCATCTTTAGACAAACCGCTTTGCAACACATATATTCTACCATCCGGTATTTGATAGTATGCAAATAATGCATCTATCGTTTCGGAGTAGGTTTGTTGTTTTGCAAACGTACACAATAGTTGTGTATTGAACTCACGCATTTTACATAGGGTTCTTTTCTGCGAAGATTTTAAATTCTTCTCTATCTACATTCTTAATCGGAACTACTTCTCCAGATAATCCAACCACCGCAACTGTATTTCCTTGCATATCTCTATATTCACCGTATGGAGTTTGTATCCAATGTTTCTGTGCAATAAATTTTTTTGACAATTCGGAATATGAAACCGGTGCGCTCGTTGGTGCAGATGGTTGCTGCGATGTTTGACTTCCCGCAGTCGGTATATCTTGCTTATCATTTTTATCGTCAGGAGCATTACCTTTAAATTTTGATTTAAATTCTGGTCCAGAGTTTGCCGCAAGATATTTTTCCAATTCTGCATCTTCGGATTCAAAATCTACATAGTCTTCATCATCGTCAGAAGAATGTGGTTGTGTTTGTTGTGGCTGCGGTTTGCCCGCGTCCTGCGTTTTTTTTACCGGTAAACTAGGAACTTTTGGTGCCGGTGTTGTAACTTTTTTAGACAACGGTGCATTTGATATTTTTGGTTCTGCGCTTACCGCCGTTGGTGTTTGGCTTGATTGTCTCTTTTGTTTTCCTTTGCTCTTATAATACAAATTCATTCCACCTTTTCCGTGTGTTGGATCTGACATAGAATGTGTTCTTTTTTTAATTGCGCGGTCACGATATTCTTTTGATGGAAATGTAACCAACCATCCATCTTTGTTATAAGCTTGGCGGTCAGGGTACTTGCCCTCGTCAACAAAAGATTTTTCGATCATATCTTCCGCATCTTTTTCGGAGATTCCAAGTTCAACAATACGTTCAACGAGCACGCCTAAGTGTTTAACATTGTATATGTCAAATACACCATCGTTTATGCGCGAATCAATTTCGCACTCTAAAATAAGTTTATTTATAAAATTTTTGGATTTCTTCATGTTAATTTGTATCTTTTTTTGGCTCTTGTTTTGTAAACGTTGGGCCTGTTTGTTGATAACTCTGGAAATAGTATTGACCATGTTCTAAATTTGTCAAGTCTGGTTCGTAGATGAATTTCTTAATCTTACTGTTATAAAAAACAATACCTCCCGTATAATGTCCCGGTGGAGTAGACATAGCTTCAAACATTTCTTTTGCTATATTTAATGGAGTGTATACATCGTCCATAGATTTTGGATCATTTGAAAAAATTTTCAAACGCTTAATTGCTGGTATAATGAGTTCGGCTTTTCTTTTTTCTTGTGCAATAGACG